GAAGATTTGTTTGGCGATTAGCTATAATAATAAAAAATTGATTTTTGTCATTCTAAATATCATTAATCAGGAATGAATAGACCTATTTGGAAATTAAAAGATTGGATTGATGAAAGCAAATTGGATTGGGAATATTTATCATCAAATCCTAATGCTATTGAACTTTTAAAAGCTAATAAAAATAAAATTAATTGGGAACGGTTATCAGCAAATGAAAACGCAATTGAACTTTTAAAAGAAAATCCAGATAAAATTGATTGGTTGTGGTTATCATCAAATCCTAATGCTATTGAAATATTAAAAGAAAATCCAGATAAAATTGATTGGTATATGTTGTCAGAAAATCCAAATGCTATTGAACTATTAAAAGAAAATCCTGATGAAATTGAATGGTATACGTTATCAAGAAATCGTAATGCTATGGAACTTTTAAAAGAAAATCCAGATGAAATTGATTGGCATCAATTATGTTTTAATTAAAATGCTATTGAATTACTTAAAAAACATCCAAAAAAAATTAATTGGAATTGCTTATGTATGAATCCAAATGCTATTGAATTACTTAAAAAAAATAAAAATAAAACTGATATCGGTCTATTATCATCAAATAATAATGCTATTGAACTATTAAAAGAAGATCAAGATAAAATAGATTGGTTCAGTTTATCAGCATTACCTAACGCAATAGAACTTTTAAAAGCAAATCCAGATAAAATCAAATGGAATGTATTATCATCAAATCCATCTATATTTGAATTAGATTATAAACAAATGAGAATCAACTTTGAACCATTAGTAGAAGAGATAATAAAAGAAGTTATGCATCCTCGAAGAGTATTTAAAAATCCAGATTATGATTATTTAGAAGAATTATTTGGATATTAATTATTTTTTTTGTTTTTATTGATAATGATATTTATTTATATATATATATATATATAGAACAATAAAAAATATGTCTTTAAATAGCGAAAAAGTAAGGTTTATTAAAACAATTATACCTAAAAGTCCAAATAAACATCATGAATTTATAACAACATCATCCGTTAAAAAAATGTTAAATGATGATGTTATTAAAATAATTGAAAAAGAATATGAAAAAATTGAATTATCATTGCCAAAACTTATAGATAAATATAATATGATATTATATAGTATAACTAATTCTATTATATGGCAAATAACTAATAATCAATTAGTGAGAGCCGATAGACGACGGTATTTAGGATCAATAAGATATGAAAATACATTACCTAATTATAAAGTAAAATGTGTTTGTTTTGATACTGAAATTTATGATTCATATTGTAATAACATATATAATATAAATGATAATATAAGAATTATAGATAATTTTTTTATGTCAATGTGTAAATTAATTAAGAAATTATTGGATTTTTATAAACCCGAATATAAATATAAATTAAAAATTGGTAAAATTCAAAAATATTGTATAATTGAAGTTAAAAATGGTGAAACAATTGAATGTTATATTTATATAAATTTTAAACCTACTACTATTATTGAAATTCAAAAAACTATTAAAATACAATACTTTAAAACAAAAAATAATTTAAATACAATATTAAAATCTGATCATGGTCAATTGCGAATTTTACGTGATGATCCAAATAGAAGATTAAGTTATGATAGTAATAGAACACTATCAAGTATAAGATAATCTTGTAATTAATTATTTTTTTGTTTTTATTTATTATTTAAAAAATGAATAAATATATAATATATTAATGATCATATTTAATGAATAATCAAGAAAAAGGAATATTATATGAAAAATATATTAAAAATATTATTATTAATAATCTTAATAAACCTGCATATTTATGGAATGAATGTCCTGAAAATATTTTAATAGAAAATAATTTAATTCATTCTCATAATGAGTTAAGATTAATAAGAAAAGATATTAAAGAAGGTTTTATTCATAATTATAGAGATATAGGTATTGATATTATTCAAATAGAAGATGAAAATAAATGTTCTATTATACAATGTAAAAATGGTTATTCGAATGGTTTAGTAGTTAATGATATAGCAGGTATTATGATGAGAACTGCATTTTCTAACAATGATACCATAACATACATTTATTATACCAATTCATTATCTAAAAATATTATTTCTACATCTATCATTAGTTTAAATGTTTCAAATATAGATTGTTCTAATGACTTATCTTTATTATTGAGTTCTAATAAAAATAAAGTTAATTTTATTAAATTACCTTTTAAAAATAGTGAAAATAATAATAGTGATAATAATAATGAAATAAAACCATATAATTATCAATTAAATGCATATAATAAAATTAAAGAATATTTTAATGAAAATAATAGAAGTATATTATCACTTCCGTGTGGATGTGGTAAAACATATACAAGTTATTTAATATCTAATGATTATAAACAAATTATTTTAATTTCACCATTAAGAAGTTCTGCAGAACAAAACTTGGAAAGATATATTGAATATGGATATAATAAAGATAAAACTCTATTAGTTGATAGTGATGGTAATAGAGATATTGATTATATTAAAACGTTTATTATTAATAATAATAATGATTTTATAATATCAACGACATATGCTTCTATGGATATAATATCTTTATATTTAGATTTATTTAATAATTCATTATTTATTATTGACGAGTTTCACAATTTATCAAAGGCGAATATAAGTGATGAATTGAATAGTATATATAAATTATTAATATCTAATCATAAAATCTTATTTATGTCAGCTACACCAAGAATATATGATATTGAATATGATGATATTATGGAAGATGAAAATTATATTGGAGAAATTGTTTATAAAATGAACTTTAATGAAGCAATAGATAATAAATATATTACTGATTATAAAATATGGTTGCCTTCAATTCACGAAAATAATGATGATTTGATTCAAGAATTGTCAATTTATGAAATTGATAATTTAATTAAAAATAGATGTATATATTTATATTCCTGTATTATTAACAATGGTTCGAGAAAAACAATTATTTATTGTAAAGATAATAATGATATGATAGCTTTAATAGATTGTTTTCAAAAACTAAATGATTTTTATAATATTGATTATGATATTTATCATATTAATTGCGATGATAATAATAAAAAACGAAAAGAAGTAATTAATAATTTCAGTAATAATAATGATAAAATACAATTATTATTTAATATTAGAATTTTAAATGAATGTATTGATATTCCAGAATGTGATAGTATTTATATATCATATCCTCCTAAAAATAAAATTACAACTATTCAAAGAATAAATAGAGCAACAAGAATAGATAAGAATAATCCATTTAAAATTGCTAATATTTATATTTGGTGTAATGAATATGAAGAAATATTAGAATCTTTATCATCAATTAAAGAGTTTGATATTATGTTTAAAGATAAAATTAAACTAAACTCAATTAATTTTTATAACGAAAAATCAAAAAATAATATAAAATTAGTAGAAAATGATAAAGAAACAATCAATAATTATATTATCGGTGTTAAAGAGTTTAAACAGTATAATTGGAAAGAAAAACTTCAATTAGTTATTGATTATATAAAAGAAAATAATAAATTACCATCAACACGTCATAAAAATAAAAATATTAAATCATTAGGACAATGGTTATCTCAACAAAAAAATAACAATAATAAAAATATTAATATTATGAAAAATGAAGAAATCAAAAAAGAATGGGAACAATTTATAAACGAATATGAACATTTCTTTAAAAGTAATGAAGAAATTTGGAAAGATAATTTAAATAAAGTTATTGATTATATAAAAGAAAACAATAAATTACCTTCATCAATTGATAAAGATAAAAATATTAAATCATTAGGACAATGGTTATCTCATCAAAAAAATAACAATAATAAAAATATTAATATTATGAAAAATGAAGAAATCAAAAAAGAATGGGAACTATTTATAAACGAATATGAACATTTCTTTAAAAGTAATGAAGAAATATGGTATGATACATTAAATAAAGTTATTGATTATATAAAAGAAAATAATAAATTACCATCAACACGTGATAAAAATAAAAATATTAAATCATTAGGCGAATTTATTAATACTCAAAAACAAAATTATAAAAAATATGAAGGAATTATGAAAATAAAAGAAATAAGAGAAGAATGGGAACAATTTATAAACGAATATGAACATTTCTTTAAAAGTAATGAAGAAATTTGGAAAGATAATTTAAATAAAGTTATTAATTATATAAATGAAAACAATAAATTACCTTCATCAATTGATAAAGATAAAAATAATGCTTCATTAGGACGATGGTTATCTAATCAAAAAAAGAGTTATAAAAATAATGATAATATTATGAAAGATGAAGATATTAAAAAGGAATGGGAAGCATTTATAAACAATTATGAAGAATATTTTAAAACAAATCAAGAAATATGGAGAGATAATTTAATTAAAGTTATTAATTATATAAATGAAAACAATAAATTACCTTCATCAATTAATAAAGATAAAAATATCAAATCATTACGACAATGGTTATCTACACAAAAACAAAAATATAAAAATAATGAACGTATTATGAAAAATGAAGAAATCAAAAAAGAATGGGAAGCATTTATAAACGATTATGAAGTATTATTTAAATAATTATATTAAAATTGATAACAATTTATTTCATTATGACCATATTTTTCGCATATATTACATTTTTTTGAATATGAAGATTTATTATACCAACAATCTTTTGCAAAATGACCATTTTTACCACATTTAAAACAAGATTTTTCTTTTTTACAAGATTTTTCGTGATATTCACATTTTTCTTCATCATTAAACTCTTTATCACAATATTCACAACACCATATTATATCTTTATCATATTCTTTACAATCTTTTGCAAAATGTCCTTCTTTACTACATTTGAAGCATCTATTATTAGTACTATTACTGATTTTTAAAAGTTGATTTTTAGTTTCTTTATCTAATATTGTTGTCGTATACGAACCTCCACGCACATTATCTATGCCATATTTATCCATATATATTTTTGTATATTTATCTTCATCATAATCATCTCCTTTTATAAGTTCTAATAATTTTACTGGTTTATTTATTTTAGTCCATTCAGAACCTTCATAATTAAAATGACTTTCAATACGAAAATATGGATTTGTTGTTTTACCGATATAATATTTATCATATTGTAATTTGAGAACATAAATATATACCATTTTAAATTAATATTTATTTAATTAAACAAATATCATTTTTTATAACAATAAATATATAAATATAATTATAAATAATTATTAATAATGTTGATTACGATAATTTTGAATGATAATAAAATAGAAGCAAATTATAATGATTTGATTAAAATTAATTATATTCAGCAATTATTTGAAGATAAGACATATGATGAGATTAAAGAAATTGATTTTAAAAATACGATTATTACATATGATAATTTTTTAATAATTTTAGATTTTATTAAAATTGATAATAAAGAAATTAATGATTATATTGACTCAATAGAACAAGT